CAGGGCACCACTTATACTCGTGTTCACGCGACCCAAATCGGTCAGCTTGCGGCATGCTAGACTGAACAGTTCTTGGGCTAATTGAAGCCCCCCCCGTGGTTGTTGCAGTGGACAACATTAGTCCAGGGCCCATGGATGCACTCACCAGGCCCTTGCGATCAAGCTCAGCCCCAGTGTAATGCACCTTAACACAGGCCCCAATACACCTTGCAGCTCCGGCTAAACCGGGTATGCCATCCGTGCCAGAAGTAGATCCAAACAGGCCCTTCGCAATAGGCTGACCATAAATGGTCATAATATTGGATCCGGCCGTGTTGGTACTGCCCCAAAGCACGGGTGACTCACATCCAATCAACCCCGCAGGCGCATCGCCCACGTAATTCATTGATAGCATGGACGGATTAAACTGAATAACGCTATCACGGGCGTCACCGCCCGGATTAACGAAAGTCTTAGTCCGCACATATGTGCCCGACCCCGCTCCCTGATAAGGGGGCGGTGTCAAAGGCGCATTGCAAGGGTCGTCGAGGAGACGAAGAAACTGCCTATCAACACCAGAAGCAGGCATACGCATGCGAGGTGCTTTAGCTTTCTTTTGACCCATAGTAATATTCTTCTTATTATTCTTTTTAGTCTGCTGGCTCTTAGCCATGGTGCAAGTGGAAGAGTGGTGATTCTCGTTCCCCTGCGGACAGTGTGGGCATCGCTGCATCCCACACATCCTCGGCAGCTGTCTGCTTGTCAGGGAGGACACCAAATGCCCTCCAGAATGACCACCGGGCCGTAGGTGTCGGCTCACCGAACTCCCTACCACTCCCAGCGGCCATCATCTTGAACCCAGTCTCCATACTGGGATCGTCCATGACTTTGCCTGGTTCTCCAATCATTTGCAGTTTCCGGTATAGATTCTGCATCATGGGAATACCGCCAGCGATAGCGATACCACACGTTCCAATGGCATGGGTCCATTTACTGGCCCCCGTACCCAGATTGATCACAGTACAAAGGTCCTTATCCACGCAACAGCGCGGATCCCTGACCATGACCCACCGGGCACCATCATGAACAGGCTGGGTTTGACAAAAGGCAATGAGCTCAAACTGGTCGACGACCGGCTCAACCTCAAGTACCAACCCAAACGGAAGAAAATGGCTCGGGATTGCCGCGATAATGCTGTCCGCATCACGGCGCTCACATATGATGACACAATCGTCACCATTGTTCGCTAACCGAAAATGACGCGACAGTCTCTTCCGCAACATCCACATAACCACACACATAATCAGGCAATTCCCCATGCCGGTATTCATATCACCGGACATGCGTCTACCTGACACAGCATATTTAATCAATCCATCCGGGCATCGTGCAAACCCCCTATTCTCAAGCTGCATATTCAACAACCTCCGAAGCTTGGGGCGCTGGCTTTTATGGAACAACCCAAGGTATGTCTCGTGCTCGCCTTTAAGGAGCTCTGTGTTGACATGTTGATCAAACCTCGTGGCATCCGTTGGGATTGCCACAGGGTCATCAAACTCGTCCCACATCTCCCT